AGCCGCACCGATTGCGGAACCTGCGCCCGTAATCGTGGGATCGCTTCCAAACAGCGCGCCACCCAAAGCGCCAAGCAACCCCCACACGCCAGCAGCAGCAAGCGCGCCAGAGCCACCAGCCAAAGCGGAGCCGAAGCCGGGGAAGAATCCTTGTACTGGGCCATTTGCACCAACGCCGCCAAACAGTGCGGATGAAAAGCTGGTAGCGCCCTGGCCGCCAAGGAAGCCGCTAAACAAGCCTTGCCCCCAGAACGCGCTTCCTGTTTGCCCGTAAAGGTATGAACCAAGCGCAGACGATGCGATGCTACCCAGCCCACCCATGCCACCGCCTGAGCCGAACGCGGCAGAGCCGACGCCGCTGGCGCCACCCGTCATGCCTAGGCCAAGGCTCATGGTGATTCGCTGGGTCGTGAATGCGTGGATCATCTGCGCCAATGCTTCAAGCGCAATATTCTTTAGGGAATCAAAAGAAAACTTGCCGTTGACAAGCAGGTCAGTCCAGAAGCTTTGCAGCGTATCGTCCAAGCGCTTGAACGTGTTTTCAATGACTGCGGCGACACCCGTTGACCCAGCAAAAGAGTTTTTCATTTGGGTTGCGGCTTCTTCAGCGCCCTCGGCTGCACTCATTGCCGCAGGATGTACCGCCTCAAACCCTTCAATCATCTGGCCCTGAACTTCGACAAGCTCAAGCGCGGGTCGCTCTACGTCCTGGCAAGCGTCGGCAAAATCATCAATAGCCGCTGTCGCGTCCTCTGCGGCGACCTGCAAGTCTTCGGTTCTGCGGGTTCCAGTAACGACCACCTCAGACAGGTTTTCAGCGGCGCGGGCTGCGTCTTCCTGCGCCTCTTCCATGTCGCGCATGGCGCGATTGCCTTCTGTGATGCCGCGCAGCAGTCCCCGCTGCTCGTTTTCCAGCACCTTGATCTCGTCGGCAAGGTCTTTCGTCAGTTTTGACGAAGTAATAAACGCACTGTTCTGACGGTCAAGCTCTGCGCGAAGGCGGGCGAGTTGTTTTTCAGCGGCAAGCCAACGGGCGCGAAGGTCTTGCTGTGCGTTGCGAATCTGTGCCGCAGTCAGGTTGTCCACGCTTTTGGTCAGCATGGTGTAAGCGTCTGCCGCTTTGTTGATGGTGCGGTTGGGATCGGCAATGGCAGACTGAAGTTTCAAGTACCACTCAAGCGCCTTATTAAGCGCAGGCAGCAACTGTTCGCCAATGACCCCAGCCAGCACCGTCACCTGGCCTTTCAGCCGTTCCCACTGTTGGGAAACGGTGTCATTCATCTTGCCGAAAGCTTCCTCTGTGGCGCCCGTCTTGTCTGCCATGTTCGCAAGCTGCGAACTGAACTCGGCAGAGTTTTCGCTACCCAGGGCAAGCACGGCGTTCAAGCCTTCAACACGCCCGAACAGTTTGCCCATCTCGGCAACATTCCCACCCGTTGCCTGCTGAACCATGCCAAGAAAATCAGCAAGGCCCATAGACTCCAGCGCAGCAGCATTGAACTGAATGCCCAGCTCTTCCGCTAGTTGGGTCGCCTGTGAGGTGGGCTTGATGACAGCGGCAATGACCCCACGCAAAGCAGTGACAGCTTCAGAGGTGGCAATACCGGACTTGGTGAGGGTGGCAATGGCAGCGCCCGTTTCTTCAAACGATACGCCAGCCTGCGCCGCAATGGTGACAACGTTACCCAGCGTTGAGCTAAGCTCGTCAATGGTGGTTTTACCACCTTTCATGGTGGTGAACAGAACGTCCGACACATCGCCTGCCGTGCCTACCTTTTCGCCGTAGGCATTCATGACGGATGTCAGAACATCCGCAGCACTCTCCAGGTCGGTCAAGCCGCCAATGGCAAGCTTGTTCGCTGCGGTCAGCAGTTCCGTTTGCGTGGCGGCGTCTGAAGCGCCAGCCGAAATGATCTGGTAAAGCGCCCTGGCCTGTTCCGTGGGAAGCCCGCCAAACTCGCGGGACATCTCGCGCACAGATTCGGTCAACTTCGTGATGGACTGATCCCCATCAAGAAGAGTCGAGATTTCAGCCATTGCCTTTTCAAAGGCTACAGCCTCACGGGTGGCGACCACCATGCCCGCAGCAAGCGCCCCAGCTGCGGCTTTGCCCGCGACCATAAAGGAACGCTCTAGCTTTTTGCCGAAGCTCTGCGTCCGCTTTGCGGCAGTGTCAAGGTCCGTGATGAACCCCGACGTTTCTGCGCCTAGCTTGACAATTGCTGTTGCGAGTGTCGCCATTACTTCCTTCCAAAGATGCCGCGCAGCTTGGCAGCAATATCGCCCGTGGTCAGGTCAACTTCACCCTTTTCCTCGGGCCGTTTATGGAACGGCATAAAGTCCCATATATCGAAGGGCTTCGCGCGCTTGTTTCTGTCGCGGTGCATCTCTGCATTCTGGTGCAGCACTTGCGCCGTGCGGAAATCGTCACGGAAGTCCCCAAAGGGCTCTATGCGGTAAAGGGCCATCCAGCCCGCCATCTCAGCCGATGACACTTTCTCCCTTAAATCAGAAAGCGACATCCCCAGCTCTTTCGCCAGGATAAACTGAAACTTTAGGGCTGGACGTTCCTTTAGTTTCCCTCTAACTCCTCGACATCGCCCTCGGTCAGGCCGTTGAGACGGCGGCAAACATCAAACAGGTCGTTCACAACCTTGGCAGACTTTTGCCCAAGCTGCTCAACCCGCTTGCCCGTAGCAACGGGCTTGCCGTCCTCATCAACCCAACACATGGCCACCAAGCGGGCGCGAAGGTTCTTGAATGCCTCCGTGCCGCCCTTTTTGTTTGCTTGGTATGCCTCGGCCTCGTACTGGTCCCGCTGCGCGGAAGACATGGCCTGGAGCCGGACGGTGCCGCCCCACTCCTTAACCATTACGTCTTCATACGAGCGATCAGACGCGCCCAGAACTTCGTCGAACGAAAGTAACTTGCCCATAATTTTGTCCCTCCTAGGACAGGTTTAGAAAGAGTCGGTGACGCCGCCGTCAATCTCCAGGGTCACGCTTGCGCGCACAACGTCATCAATGTTTTCGGTGATGGAGAACGCGAGGACGTAGGCGTTGAACTGGAAGTAGTCTTCCGGGCTGGTCGGGATGATGATCCGAAAGCCCTGGCGCGTGCCGTTCTTGAAGTTTGACCACAGAGAAAGCGCGTCGCCAACATGGTAATCGGTGGTTTCCGTGGAAAGGATGATGTTGAACTGCACCTGCCCGAAGTCAGGAATACCAACGTTCTTTTCCTTGCCTGTGGAATCCAGGCAGGTCGTGTCAATAACAACACGCTGACCAGAGGGGCCAGAAAGGTCGGTCAGGCACGCAATGTCAACGTATGCGTTCGGGCTTGCGGTCGTGTCCAGCACCCGCAACTGTGCCCCTTGGGTCGAAATACCAGCCATGATAAAAGCTCCTAATTGCTAGACTGAGAAAGAAAAAAGGCCCACAACGGGCCAAGGTAAGACGCGACTCCGCGTCTATTCAGGCGATGTAAGACCATGTGACGGCCACACCATATTCTTGCGTGTCGGAAAAGTATTCGTGCTGCTCTTCCAACATATATCCGTAATCATCCTCTAGCGCGTTTTTTAATGCGCCCGCTAGATCAAGCGCCTCCTTGAAGTTGTCAGACACGCACAGGAAATAGATTTCTTTGCGCTCTTTGTCCGGCGCCTGCCCCAGTTTGTTGTACGCCAGCCCGTCACTGACGCTGTAAGAAATAAACGGGACCGCTACTTCGTCCGGCACACGCAGCGCGTATAGGCGCACATCAACGGGCGACCCTGGGAAGAACGCGCGCACGCCAGGGTCTGCCGTCAGTGCGGCATAAAGCGTTGACTCAATGCTCATGTCGGCGGGTTTTCCCTGTTGATCTTGTTCGCTACGCGCTCAATGTCTTTCGCAAGCTTGCGCTTGAACAATTCCTGCGCCTGCTTGGATTTGCTTTTGACCGCTTTCTTCAGGAAATGCGCGCCCTCATAGCTGCGCCCGTCCGGCTTGCGCCAGCCAAGTTCCAGCGGCGTCATGTAGTACGTTCGATATTTCCGCACGTTGCTGGATACGTAGTAATACTCGCGGCTGTTTACGCCCTTTACATCGTAGCGATACCGCGCGCTAAGAATCTTTTTAACGATTGAAGAGCGCAAGGGACCAACTGACTGCCCCGTGCTGCTGGTGCGCCCTAACAGGCCGCTGCGGGGTGCCGTGTTTTTGGCCTCGTCCTCGACCAGCTTGGTCATGGCCCTGGCGGCATTCCGCACCAAGTTTTTCGGATATCCCTTCTTGCCGTGAATGTACGGCGCAAGCTTCTGGACCGACTCAAAAATCTTGTTCAGGTCTGAAGTGTCAACCTCAACCTTGATGCTCACGCGAACGCCCCGGTGTAAACGTTGCCGCTTCCGTCCTTCGCCTTCACCGCCAGGACGATTGGACTGACGCCTGTATCTATGTAAATCCAGCACTCGCCATTACTGACCGCGCCATCTGATACCGCAGAGGTGCTAAACCGCACGCCCCCATTCAATCCAATTGCATCAACAAGCCCCGTAAACGTCACGCGCTTTGTGGTAGTCACACTTGTATCTACAATGACAAGCTCATCAGTTCCGGCGACATCAGATGCCGCCAAGGCAGTAAGCGCACTAATCTTTGAATCAGCCATGTTTTTTCCTACGGCGCATCTAGCGCGATATAGCCCAGGCCGGATTCAAGCACCAGCCGCCCGTTGCCAGCTTCGATGGCGATTGCATTTTCCCGAAAGCACGAGTCCACCAAGTCGGTGAAATAGTCGCGGATGTCTTCAGCGGAAATGCCGCCTTCCGTATTGTCAGGAAGTAATTCTGTTTTCCGCGCTTCTAAGGCTGACTGAATCCTACTCGTCATCCGTCTTGCCCTGCTTTGCCATTAGCTGAAAGTACGTATTTGGCTGGTTCGTTTCTTCCGGCTTGATAACGCTTACGATGTCGTATGTTGACCCCGTGTTAGCGTTGCGAACCCGCCAGGTTTCATCAAGCCCCGCCCAGTCGGCACCATAGCGAACAATGATCCGCAGGACAGTCTCGCTGTTCATCTGCCCCGCGCCCGTTTCCTCAGCAGACACCATGAACTCTTTGCCCTTCAGCGCCTCAACGGCGCCCCAGACTGTTGCCGTGGTGGTCCATGCGGAGCTGTAGCCGCCTACCTCGTCCTTTGTGCGCGTCACCTGCTGAAGTTGCAGGCGATGGCGCAGGCGCCCCGCCCTCATTGGTAGAGCCTATGGCCCATCATCAGGCGCTTCATGGTCGGCAATTGCTCAACCTTCAACGGCGTGCTGGACTCGCGGTTTTCGTACAGGTCGCCAAGCCCCAGCAAGAGCGCGGCGCGCAAGTCATCCGGCACCGAAGACTGAGCGGGCGATCCACTGTGCCCACAAACAAAGGTGATCTGCACAGCATCATGACGGCAGGCCGTGTCCGGCAAGGTTGCCCCATTGATACGGTAGATGTAGCCCTCCTCCGTATTTACGCGGTAGGTGGTGCTGGCCACCTGCGGGCTAGACGTTGAGTCTGCCAGGGTGGTCAGCACGGACGGGCTTTCTGCGTTGTAGTACTGAATCGTAGGCACGCTAACCAGCGGCTGGTGCGGAAAGTGAACCCGCTCAAAAAATCGCGGCAGGTTGGCGGTATATGTACGCTCAACCATTGCAATATTCAGCTTGCGCTCCATGTAGCGTCTAATCGCCGCCACCATGTTCATGATAAGCGCATCGTCTTCGCTGTAGTCCACGCGCAAATGATTCTTGGCCTCATCCAGCGTGACAGGCTCGACAACTGGCGCAACAGACTCGCGCGGCTCCTTTACCACGTAATCCAGATACGTTACCGCGTCGGGGTTGTTATAGCTGCCGTACATCTCTCAACAATCTCCAGGCTGTGCCGTCCGCTATCTCGTCTAGCGAGAATTGGGCATAGCTAAGTTTGTGCAGCCACTCGCTGCGGTCTGGTCGGCGTAACGGTGCGTCAATGCTTGCGGAACACACTTCTGCAACGGGGTTATCTGGATCAAGACACACAGACGGCAACCCCAGCATCACCGCTTCAAAAAGCGCCGTCCCGCTTGTGCCTATCGCCACATCGCTCAGACACAGACCCGAAGTCAATGAAGCCTGATCCCTGACCTCTGCCGGATGCCGCCGCTCCCTGATGTACGCATAACGCTGCGCTGCTTCACGCATGATCTGCGTGGTTTTCTGTCCGTAGTCGGCAAGGACTATGGCAGTGTTCTCTCGCTTCTTCCAAGGCAGCGGCTTCGGATGCGCTCGCGGTTCATCGCCTGTCGCAAAAGTGCGCGTGCCGTCTTTGTTCAGCCAGCCGATAGACACGCAGTCAGGATCGCCCCACCATGCCCGATCAATCATCAGCAGGCTGGGGTGGCGCGCCCATTGGCGCAGCGCATAGTAAGGACCGCTAACGACATGAACGTCGGCCTCTGTCGTTTTGCTTGTCGTGGCGGTAAACCCGCACTGCTCAAAGGCGCGTGCGTGATCCCGCTGGTGTGCAAGGTGCGGGTTGTAATGAATTACCCCCAGCATTGTTTTACCCAATCCGCGCGCACCTCGTGCGGGTCTGGCTTGCCGTGAAAGCAAACCACGCGCGCGTCATCCGGCACACCTTGGCGACAGTGGTATTTGTATGAAACAACGTGCGCTGAATCGAAATACTCAACCTCTATGCGTTGCGTGTCGCGCAACAGCGTCAAGAATTCCTGATCGCCCCACAGGCACCCCGAATCATTGCGCGGGGGCCAGTTGCCTAGGGTTGGCTCGTTGGGGTCGTATGCCTCAACAATCCTGCTTGCGTCATTCCAGTACATCACGGAGGACTGACAGCCGCCATGCCCTGACTGCGCCCAGTTCCGCGCGGTCACAATGTCGGCAGTAGTGCGTCCCGGTATCAGGTCATCCAATGACCCCGTAATCACGCAGTCCATATCAACCCACAGCGCAGGGCCAGGCTCGGCAAGAACGTTAATCTTGCCCCACCAGCCGGGATAGTCCGTTTCCTCAATCAGATAAACCTCGTGAGGAATGGTCAGGTTGTCCGTGATGCTGCGCGATAGTCGCTCAGGGTAGTAATCAGGATACCGCCCGCCCCAGTTCCCTATAAAAACTTTCATAGCTGATGCAGACGCAGCTCGACATTGCCACGCTCATCGCCTTTGCCACGGTCACGGATAACGACCGTTTCAATATAGGGCAGGTCAAGGAAGTCGAATGCGCGCGGCTCCCAGGTCATCATCAGATACTTTGCGGGACCGCTGGTCAGGCGCTCAATGGCCCGCCGTGCCTGTTTTTCGGTGAAGTGGTTCAGAACCCACAGCACCATATAGCAATCTGCTTCCGGCAGGTCATCGGCCAGCAGGTCAAACTGTTTGACGCTGGGATGCCGCGGCACAAGGTCATAAGCCCGATAACGCACGTTGCCTAAATCGGTTTTCTGCATCCAATTCAGATCACCCGCGCCCAAGTCTGCGACAGACTTAATGCCATACTTTTGTATGGTTTGCGGAATCCATTTCCGCTGGATGTGCGTGTTCCTAATGCGAGAACCAGACCCGCACGGGGTTTCTGGTAGCCCGCCATTCCAGCCCCTGCGATACTTTGCGGGGTCCGTAATGATGTCAGGTTGTTTGACCGTATTGTTCACGCAGCTCCTCCCAAAGCGGCTGAAGTTCATGCCCGTCGTGAAACCACGGCTGGCGGCCCATGTCGGTGAAGTGCAGCAGTTTTGTCTGGCTGTTCACTTTGTCCTCATGATTCCACGTTGACGGGATCACGGGCGCGTATGTCGGGCGCAGCTGCCCCTTCCGGTACTGG